AATTATATCAGATATTTGGCTCCGGCGGTAGGGATCGAACCTACGACCAATTGATTAACCGTTTTACTATATAAAACAATGACTTAGGAATCCAGAGTGTTATAAACTGTTAACTTGAAATACTTTTAAGTTCTACTAACTAATTGTTAGGCAAAACATTGACAGATTGTTAAATTAGTGTATCCTTCGGATGTTGCCGCGAGGTAACATACCCTAACCCACTACTAGGAATGAGAATGACTTACTCAGAACAACTCTACATAATTAAGAATATACCTCTAATGGATGGTGAACGCAAAGTGATTACCTGTCCGTTCTGTTATGTTCCCAAGAAATTATCTATCTCTAAAATAGATGGTACTATAATGTGGAACTGCTTCAGAGCCAGTTGCAATGGCAAAGGTATATATACTAAAGAGAGAAATATTAATTATGTTAAAAACAAACTATCCAATAAAAAGCTAGAAGATAAACCTGTTGGAAGAGTTCTCCCAGAAATAACTACAAAGGTAGAGAACTGCCCAGAAGCAATTGAATATCTGGAAACAGTGAATAGCTTAGAAGCTTATCAAAATAAACTTATTAAAATTAGATATGCTCCCTCAGAGAACAGGGTACTGTTTTATTCAGATTCTGGGGCAGTAGGAAGGCTTCTGAGTGGGCTAGGGGCTAAATGGCTAACTTATGGAGTAATTGATTCTGGGATTACTGTAGGAACAGGTAACACTGTGGTAATGGTAGAAGACGTTGCTTCAGCTTGTTCAGTGTCTAGAATTACGAATCATGTTGGTTTAGCTTTGCTAGGAACAAAAATATCACAAAACATTGCAAAAACACTTACTAAGTACAATAACTCATATTTAATACTTGACAGGGATGCTAACCTGACTGCATTAAAAGAAAGTAGGCGGCATGGACTCAACATTCATGTACGTTTTAGTAAAAGAGATTTAAAGATGATAACAACAGATCAAATAATAAAGGTTATTAATCGATGAAATGGTATGACAAGCACAGAGCAGGTGGATTTAACGAGTATACGTTTGCTTATTTAGCTAATAGTATTTCTTTGAAAATTCCCATTCTAGAAATGCTAAAAAGAATTGGAAATCCACAGTCCGATTGGACAAATTCTGTGTGGGGAAGCCCTTCTGTGGCGTTAGCTCCACCCAGAAGTAACGATCATGGATTAGCTTTAAATATAGACACATACCTTGACTATGTGGATAAACAAATAATTCGTCGAAGATGATAGTACCGACGTAAAACTATAGGAATATCAAATGCAATTAAGAGCAATAATGTTAGTAGATCTAGACTTACCTGATTTTACAGCCGCAGCGAAGCTAGAACAAAGATTAAACGGCATATTAGAAGATATAAAAGATACAAATAAAGGTGTCACATATACTGCCTTAGACATTAAAGAACGTCGGGGAAATCAAAAACCCGATATTAAAAATATGGCGTTCAGGCAAAATAAACCAGTTAACTAGATAACTACCAATTAATTTAAACTGCCTCAATTTCGATTGGGGCTTTTTTTTTGTTCTTTTGTGTGGTATGAAAAACAATAGCTAAAAAATAGCAAATGTTTAAAACCAACTAAAGGACTGACTACTTGGAGCAATCTTTATTAAAAAACTGTTTAAGCAACGAATTCTTTGAGAGCAATAGAACAAAGCTTAGACCTGAATTATTTTCTGATATACTAGCTGAAATATATGGCTGCATCGCTCAGATGCACGATAAATTTAAAAAAGACATTACTAGTGCAGATTTATTTTCTTATTGGAAATCTAATCATCCTACTTGGACAGAAGCTCAATCGGAGCAAGTTCAGGAACAAATCAACCATATCACCTTTGCCCCTGACATAGATGGCGATATCAGCGCCTCTGTAATCAATAGCTTGTGGCAGCAAGAGATCGGTAACGATGTAGCTAAACTGGGAGTTCAGATGAATGAGGGTGATACCAGTGCAATGGATAAGCTCACCCAGCTTCTGGAGAGGGTATCTAAGGGTTACCTTCCAGATGATATCTTTGGTGATGCTGTCACTGACGATATCTATGAACTACTAGCCACAACCTCAGATGAAAACCGCTTTAAGTTCAATATCGAAACTTTGTCTAGAGAAGTCTACGGCATTGGTAGAGGAGAGTTCATGGTTGTTGCTGCTTACTCTAATGTAGGTAAAACAGCCTTTGCTGTTAGCTTATGTGCTGGACTAGGCGGCTTCTGCCAACAAGGAGCTAAAGTTGGTTATGTTGCTAACGAAGAATTTGGACGCAGAGTAAAGCTTAGAGCGATCCAGTGTTATACTGGTATGACCGAAGATGAAGTTAGATTTAAACCATCTGATGCGATAGCAAAGTTCTCTGGCATTAAAGACCGAATGATATTCAGGGATGCCCAAGGTTGGGATATTCATGTTCTTGACGCCTACATAGCTAAAGAGAAGTTCGATGTAGTTGTTTGTGATATGGCTGACAAAGTTGAGTTAACGGACAAGTTTAATTCAGGACATGAACGTCTTAGAGCTTTGTACTACCGACTAAGAGAGCTTGCTAAGAAGCATAACTGTGCCGTTATAGCTATGTCTCAAGCTAGTGCCGAAGCTGAAGGACGCACAGTACTCAGCATGTCCATGCTTGAAGGAAGTCGTGTCGGAAAGCAGTCAGAGAGCGATTTATTGGTGGGGCTAGGAAAAAGGGTAGACCCAGAGAACCCTGATGATCCTACTCGCTGGATTACCATAATGAAAAATAAGATCAGCGGAAGGCATACAACTATTCAGTGCAACCTTGAAGTGGGGCTGAACCGATATGTGGTATGATATTATAATAATAGTTCTGTGCCTTGCCATCCTTTGGACAGTTTGGAGGGATGGAGATGGAAACTAGAGAAGAGATACAAAAGCAAACAGAAGAAACTTACATAGCTTTCATAAAATGGTGCAAGCTGACACTCTTGTGGATTGTACTTAGTTTCTTTGTACTGACCATGTGCAACTTCGGAGTCGAAGATGGCAAGGACGCTACCGGATCTGGTTATAATGGAGAAGTTTACGCGCCGAAAGGATTGTCTGATGGATGATACCTTACCACCATTCCTAGAACTGGTTCTTAAAGAGCTTGGCGTACTAAAACCAGTTGATCACAGTATGCCTACTATAAAAAGGGAATACAAATTCAGAACTCCTGTTTTTGACGCGAAGGGAGAACCTGACTTTTGAAGATCCTAATCGGGGATTTAGAGACTACCGTTGACTTTCGAGAGGACGGTAGAATCGATGGTTCACCCAAGAACCCCTCTAATAAATGTGTGATGGCTCAGTATGGCTGGCTAGGCGAAGAGACAGTAGATGAAGTTCATATCGATACTTGGTATCACGATGAGTGTGATCAGCCTGATAGTACTGAAAGGTTTAAAGCTCATTTATCTGAAGCTGACGTACTAGTATTTCACAATGCAAAGTTTGATTGCGAGTGGCTAATGGAAATGGGCTTTGAGCTACCGCCTAAAATCTATTGTACTCTGATTGGTGAATACGTTTTATCGAAAGGCAGAAGGCGAGAGATGAGTCTAAAGCATACAGCCCAGCGCAGAAAGACTAAAAGCTTTAAAAAATCTGATTTAGTAGATGATTTATTCAAAAAAGGTGTTGGCTTTGAATCCATGCCCCTGGACGATGTAATAGAATATGGAATTGCAGACGTTAAGACATGTGGGGAGATCTATTTAGCTCAACAAAAAGATTTTGCTAAAGAAGATAACGCCTCACTGTTAAAAGTTTTAGATTTTATGAACGAAATGCTTCTGTTTCTTTGTGAAATTGAGATGAATGGAGTAAAAATTGATCAAAAAGCCTTGGAAGAGGTGAAACAGCAGTTTTTAGCCGAAAAGAATGAGCTTACAGAGCGCCTCACAGAGATAGTTGAACAAGTAATGGGCGATACTCCGATAAATCTACAGTCTGGAGCGCACATGACCAAAGTGGTCTACAGCCGCCAAGTAAAAAATAGAGATGATCATATTAGAACATTCAATATTGGTACTAATGAGGCTGGGAAGAGCCTTAGACCACCTAGAATGACTGCCAAACAGTTTTCTGAGGCTGTAAGAGCAACTACTACAATCGTTGAGAAAACTCATGCGGTATGCTGCCCTGACTGTAATGGTGTTGGTTCTATCCAAAAGTTCAAAACTAAGACTAAGATCAAGTTGGGTAAGAAATATCGTGTTCAGGGAGATCCTTACAAAAATAGAACAAAATGTAAGACTTGTGATGGGGCAGGGGCTTTGTATCAGCCAACTGGGGAAACCGCTGGCCTGATGATGGTTCCTAAGTCACCATTCTACGCCTCAGTAAATGGTTTTAAGACAGACAAAGAAACTATTAAGTCTCTGATCCTTCAAGCACAAGGCAAGGGTAAAGATATTGCGGTGGAGTTCTTAACAAAGATCTCTCGACTAAATGCTATTTCAACATACCTCGACTCGTTTGTCGCTGGCATTCAGCGCGGTACAAGAGAGAATGGCATCTTGCATCCTAACTTTAATCAGACGGTGGCAGCTACAGGAAGACTTTCATCTGGTGGGGGCATGTCTCCGAATCTTCAAAACCAGCCGAAGCGAG